TTCCTCATCCAAGTAGGAAAGATCTTGCAGAAAGAATGCGTCAGGAATATAATATTAATATAAGTGATCCTGCATATAGAACTCGTAGTGTGCAACCACAGGTTACTCCACAATCTACAACAACAGGTAACAGAAGATTAGATGGTGCAATCCGCAACGCTCAAGATATTGGAGATATGACAGGCACTCGTGGGTTGATGGATCAAACTGCGACAATCGCTGAGAAAACCCAAAGGCGAAATGATATCTTAAGACAGTATATGCGTGATGCAGGTATGTCTGGTGCTGATGAAAGTATGAATATGTATGGTAAACCTATGGGAGACCAATCTAGTATTAATTCTCCTGCATCTCGTGGTGCTATATCTACGGTTGTGAATATGCAATCACAGCAAAATTCTTTACGTAAAATGGAAACCAAAAACAAAACTTTGGAACCAATACTCATCAGTAATAACAGTCAAATAGATGATACTGCTGATGATACTCCTCCTTCTTATATAAGTACAAAGGGTGATATAGGATTTTCCGAACTCTACCCGTCTTTGTATAGTTAACTATGGCAGAATTTAATAGAAAACCATATGCATCTAGTTGTGAAATCAGACAGATTGCTTTATATAAACCAGATGGGGAGAAGGCGGAAGCAAACCTCTTGGATATGGTATTGTTTATCCAATATCATGAAAATATTCTGTGGCCTGCTTATGGTGCAACCATGGTTGTACTTGATAATGCACAAAATTTAATTTCATCTATTCCTATTCAAGGATTTGAAAGGGTTGTTTTTGAAGTAGTTGATGCTAAAGAAGATACTTATTTTTATGAGTTTCGTGTGTTTAAAGTAAGTAACAGAGTTAATGCAGATAGAACCCAGATTTATACATTAGCATTAATTTCTACCGAGGGATTATTAAATGAGAGTATTCGGGTCAATAAACTAATTTCTGGATCTACCTCTAATGTAGTGAGAAAACTACTATTAGAATATTTGAATGTTGTTGGTAATAGGATTGACATTGAAGATTCTGTTACTAGCATTGCACATTTACCTGCTAAAAAGACTCCATTTGCATTAATTAGATCCTTACAGTCTAAAACAATTGCTCAAAAAGAATCTACTACATTAAAATCAAGATCAGGAGTAATTCCGTTAGAAGTAATACCATTCGGTACTGTTTCTGATGCTGATCCTAATACTGCAGATGATGCATCTGGAACAGCAGGATATTTATTTTTTCAGGTTACAAGGAAAGAAGAGAAATCTCAATTCGTCTTTAAGTCAATTGATTCTTTATCAGAACAAAAACCAAAGACTAATATTTTTTCTTATTCTCCTGGAAAGACATCTGAAGAGAGTATGTTTAAGATCCAAGAGATTAGATTCGGAAGTGAAATTGATACTATGCAAAAAATGAGGGAAGGAGCATATTCTTCTTTAGTGTGCTACTACGACATAAATACTGGCAAGTACGAAGAGCAAGTTTATTCCCTAGCAAATACTTGGAATGATATGTCTCACTTAGGGACAAAAACTGAACTTCCTGTAGGTCAAACTATATTATCACAGTATCCAAGTAGAGTGATGTCAACTATTGTAAATCACGAAAATTGGTATATGGGTAAAAATGTTGCATCTAATGAAGATGCTGATCTCGGGGATCAATCTCCCGATAATTCTTTTCCTGATTATGTTAAACAATATTTACCGCAGAGTATTTCTAGACTAGGAGTTATGTTCAATTACGAATTGACCATATCCCTAACTGCGAATTTTGATCTTAATGCCGGAGATACAATAGATATTAGGATTCCCAATCAAGTTTCTGACGCAGAGAGGAAAGATGAAGTTTGGGATCCAACATATAGTGGCACATATTTGATTAAATCTGTCAATCATCAGATTGACGTTAAGGAACAAAACGCTTATACTGTACTTGAGTTAATCCGTGATTCTTGCGGAATTAAAGAATATACAAATAAATAAAATTATTAGGAGTACAAATGAAATCAATTGAAGATCATATTGAAAAGGATAAAGAGATTCTTGACAATCCTATGACTTCTCCCAATCAACGTCGTCACATTGAGGGAGAATTGCATGAATTGGAAGAGTATGTGGAGCATCATAAGAAAGAGATTGAGGCAGGAGATCATCATGATCCTACTTACCTAGAACTTTTCTGTGATCAAAATCCTTCAGAACCTGAATGCTTAGTATATGAAGATTGATTAATATGGATTCATTAAACGGGTTATATCCAATAAACCAAATCGGATCCGATGGATTCTCATGGTGGGTTGGGCAAGTTGAATCTGAGAAGGCGGATGATGAAAAACTTTCTGGTCGTTATAAAGTAAGGATCGTTGGTGCTCATCCTAAGTCTTGTGAGGCAGTTTCATGGGATGATCTTCCATGGGCAATTACTATGATGCCCGTAACGAATCCTCATACACCAGGAGGAGCAACATCAGTCTCTGATCAATTGGGTAAGGGAGTATGGGTTATTGGATTTTATCTGGATAATCTTCAACAACAACCTATTATTATGGGTTCTGTTGGTAGAGTTGCTAATTCAACATCTGAAAAGACTGCTGATGATCCTACACCAGGTGAAAACTGTAAATCATTTACTACCTATATTCCGGAAGATGCTAAACTAGCGTTTGATCAACCTAACCCTGCCGTTGGCGAAAAGGCTGCGATAACTGCTACAGAGGCAGGAGTAGCTCCTAGTGGCATACTAGGGGAGACTGGTGATGAGAAAATAATTAGTGGTCCAACAAATTTTCAAGTAGCGAAATATTCTAAAAATACAGATTTAAATCCTGGAGGGATTAATTTTTGTGTAGAGAAAGCAGATAAGTGTGGTAAAGAAACTGATCTTAAAAAAACTTTTACTAGATTATTCTCGGAAATGCTTGCCGAAGTTCAAAACAATGACGGCAAATTAGGAACATACCTTATTGCACCATTAAGTGGTGAATTGCATGATGCAGTTGGCATAGGGAGAAAATATGTAAATCAGGCGATCTCTGTTGTAAGAACTTTTGTCGCGTCTGTGAAGGGATTTATTCTTGAAAAAATAAAAGCAGGTATTAAAGATTTAATTAACATGCTATTGTATCCATCGGATACTGGTAATTCATTAACACCGCTTACAAAATTCTTTAACGACCTTTTAGCTAATATTGGTTGCCAGATGGCAGATCTTGGAGATCGTTTGGCTTCTTTCTTGGAAGATCTTATTTTTGGATATTTGTTTGATGTATACAAAGCAGCAGCATGTTTAGTTGATAATTTTGTTGAAGGTGTTTTAAGTAAAATACAATCTTTAATGAATGAATTACTTGAATCTGTTTTAGGTCCTCTTCAGGACCTTTTAGGTGCTGCAGCATCTGCTATTAATATTATCGGTGATGCAATTAACTATGTTTTAGATTTACTTGGAATCCAATGCAACGGTCCTGGAAAGTCATGTTCTAAAACTACCGTAGCTTGTACTAATTGCGATTCTGATGATCGGAGTAATTTCTTAGATGATCTATTGAATAATATTACTGACGATCTATTCCCAGTTACGGGAGAAGATTGGTCTAGGTATACTTGTGATGAGGCATATGAAGGAAATGTTCTTCAACCAACAAAAGTAATATTTGTTGGTGGGGTTCAAAATCCCCCAGTTCCAAATTCTATTCAATATGATATCTCTGATATTAAAGTTGAAGAAGGAGATGAAGCAACTTTTGTTGTTACTAGAGTTGGATATCTTGATGTATCATCAAGTGTCAAGTATACTACTAGAAACGGTAGTGCTACGGAAGGAACTGACTATTTAAAATCTAGTGGTATTTTAGGATTTGCTCCTGGAGAATCGGAAAAGAAAATTTTTGTGAGAACTCTTACTGATACGGAATCTGAGGGAGATGAGGATTTCTTTGTGACAATCAAAAAAGATTCTCCTGGAACAATTCCAGCATTTGCTAAAAAAACTGTTGCTAAGTGTGTGATAACTGAAAGTACTATTAGGACACCAGGTCTACCGTCACCAGCACCAGGAGATCCCCCACCATCTCCTCCATCTGCACCTACTGAATCACCTGACACAATTATTTCTGATATTGTTGATGCTAGAGATGTAGATCCTAATCCTACTGTTGATCCTACTGATACAACGCCAACCTATAAAGTAGTATCTGATAGGTCTAGTGTAAAGGAAGGGCAATTTATCAAATATACTATAACTACTACAAATGTTGAGACTGGCAGAACATTATTCTATCGTCTATTTGGAACTGGAATTACCCCAAATGATATTGTAAGTAATTCATTATCGGGATCATTTACTATAGAAAATAATACAGCAACTGTTATTATTGGTATAAATGTAGATTCTGAACTAGAAGATGAAGAATTACTGACATTTGGTATTGCAGGAACAACTGCTAGTACCAATGTTATTATTCTCTCTGATGCTTCTGGGTTTAGTCCTGAAGAATTAGATGCCAGTGAAGATTCATCTTCTAATACAAATTCAAGAACTGATCCACCTAGAAATCCTACTGTAGATCCCGGAAAGATCATTACTGATCCTGGTGGTGGAATTATTGATATTCCTATTGATGAACCTGGAGATCCATATACAGAACTTCCAGTGGTTATTATTCCAGGAGAAGGATTCCGCGCATCTGCATTGCCATTATTAGATTCTACTGGTAGAATTACTGAGTTAAGAATTACCGATCCTGGATTTGGATATAAAATTAATACTCCCCAAACATCAGACAAAGAATGTATCATTGATTCTTTCACTGTGTTAAAT